AAGGTTTGTATTTACTTTTAATACTTTCTCCCATACATAATATATAAGGTAAAAACTATTTAGATGGCACGGGAAGTAAGTTCAATCTCACAGATTAAGTCTAATATTCTTAGACCTGCTTTAACGTCGCAATATATTGTAAGTATTCCAACTCCCTCTACAAGTCGTGTGGGTGCAATCTTGCAGAACCTTCTCAGCACAGATCAGGAAAAACTGAATCTACTTTGTAGTGACACTACTTTGCCAGGATCTTCATTAGTCACTTCAAAAAATGATAATGATCGCACGGGTGTGACAAACACACATGCTTATCGTAGAGATTTTGGTCAGCAAGTAAACATGTCATTTTATGTTGATGCTGAAAGATATTTACCAATCAAGTTTTTTGAATCTTGGATGGCTATGATCTCTGGCACAGACGTGCAGGGAGGTGATCAGAGAAGTCAAAACTATAGCTATCGATTTAGATATCCTAACGATTACCTGGCAAAGCAAGGACTTAAGATTACAAAGTTTGAGAGAGATTTGTACACAGAGGAGAGAAGAAGTAATCTTCTAGAGGACATTGTGAATGTGATTGCAGGCACTGACTTTGGCACTACAGATATTAATAGAACTGGGTCAAGGATAGAGTATGAATTTTTTGATGCGTTTCCAATCGCGATTAATTCTATGCCTATTTCATATGAATCATCTCAACTTTTAAAATGCACTGTCTCATTTTCTTATACAAGATACATCATCAATGAGATCAGTGTTGGTCATGTTTCTAAATCTTCAAATGTCATTATGGGACCATCTGGATCTGCTGCAGCAAATGAGTTCTTCCAACAGAACAGAGATAGTTTGATTAATGACACAAGGGGCAGAACCTTCGCAGACCCACAAGACTTTATCAATAGATTTGGTAGTAGTGACAGATCAATACCGGATCCAAATCAAGGGTTTGCCTAATACCTAATAAATAATCACACTGAAAAACTCTTCGGGACATTATGCCTTTACCAAAGATTGCCACGCCAACTTATGAACTTGAGTTGCCATCGTCAGGACAAACAATCCAATATCGACCATTCCTTGTAAAAGAGGAAAAACTTCTTGTCATCGCTTTAGAAAGTGATGATAGTAAGCAGATTACGACAGCGATCAAAACTGTTATCAAAAGTTGTATCTTAACAAAGGGTATTAAGGTGGAGCAACTTCCAACCTTTGATATCGAATACCTGTTTCTCAACATTCGCGGCAAGTCTGTTGGAGAGGACATTGAAGTAAATATCATTTGTCCTGATGATGAAGAGACTGAAGTAAAGGTGAATATTAACTTGGATGATATTGAAGTCAAGAAGAATGATAATCATACTGATAAGATTAAAGTTGATGACAGTATTATGATGCAGATGAAGTATCCATCTCTGGATCAGTTCATCAAAAACAACTTTGATTTTGATGATAATACTGCGATGGATCAGTCCTTCGATCTGATTGCATCTTGCGTAGACAAGATTTTTACTGAAGAAGAAGTTTGGGCTGCTGCTGACTGCACCAAGAAAGAAATGACAGAGTTCTTGGAGCAGATGAACTCATCTCAGTTCAAACAGATTGAAACTTTCTTTGAGACAATGCCTAAGTTGTCACATTCAATCAAAGTAAGAAATCCAAAAACTAAAAAAGAAAGCAATGTCGTACTTGAGGGATTAGCGTCTTTTTTCGCATAGGCATGGTTCACATGAACCTTGAGAACTATTTTAATCTCAATTTTGCCTTGATGCAGTTCCATAAATATTCATTAACTGAAATAGAAAACATGATGCCCTGGGAAAGGGATATATATGTTGCTATGTTAATGAACCATCTTGAAGAAGAAAAACTAAAACAGCAGCAAGCGAATGCCTTCGGATGAAACCCAATCTACAAATCCAATAGAACCTAGAAGGCGTCGTATTTCTGCTGAGAGTTTTCGCACGGGAAGAAATATAGTAAATGTTGCACAAGAGCAGAAGCAAAATTTAAATGTAACTGGAAAACTAGTTCAAAATATTATTAATCTTGAGAAGAGAGTTAATAATACCGAAAGAAAGGTAACCATCATCAAGAATATTCTTGGTTATCAAAAGAGTGAACTAAAAGAAAATCTAGCATCAGTGACTCCTCAAGCACTATTGATGAGGAATCTTGATAATATACTAGAAACTCTTAGGAAAGAAAAGCAACTTGAAGATAAAGAAAAGGAAGAGCAAAGAAAAAATCAAGAGTCTCTGAGAAGAAAGAAAGAAGAATCACGACTTGAAACAAGAGTTAAGAATGTACGTGAAGCAACGAAAGAGATTGTTGCCCCTGTAAAGAATACCATTGATAGCATAGTCAAAGCATTTTTTGCAATCCTCACAAGCAAGTTTTTGATCAAACTTGTTCAGTGGATGAGCAATCCAGAAAATAGAGATAAGATTAAATCAGTTGTTAGATTCTTAACAAATAATGGACCAAAGTTACTCGCGGCATATCTATTATTTGGTACAAGATTTGGTAGAGCAGTTGTAAGATTAAGTGGATTATTAATCAAAGGTGCAATCCGACTTGGTGCTGCTTCACTCTTTCTGCTTAAGAAACTTGGATTAAAAGGTGCTGGTGGTTTAGCGAGAGCTTTACTTGGTGGAAGAGGAAGAGCCTTAGGAACAGGATTACAACTCGCTGCAACAGCAGGTGGATTTTTTGCACTTGAAAAGTTATTCGATGGTGACGATGGTGGTGATGATGATTCAGGTGAGATGCCAGGATTTTCTGGCGGTGGTCTTGTAGATGGTCCATATGGATCTGATGAGGTCAATGCTAGATTGACTGATGGTGAGTTTGTTATGTCTGCACCAGCGACTGCCGCCATCGGACCTGCAGTTCTTGAGGACCTTAATGCTAAGTATGGAGGGACCAATAAACCTAGAATGGTGAATGGCACCCTTATGGCACAAGAGGGTGGTATGGTCAATAGGGAGAGAGCGACCCAAGCGGGTATGTTCTCAACCAGAATAGGAAGAGGTGTCCTTGATAATATTGGTTATGGGTCTGGAGACTTCATGTTCAAAGGTCTACCCGCAGGTGTTGAATACAATCCTGCATTTAGTGGTGCAGGAGATAAACTATTTGGATTAAATCCTCAGGGTAAAAAACTTACTGATTTGTTTGGATTGAGAGGTGCCTTTGGAGAGTTAGCAGACACACAATATTTCAGTCCAGATCTCGGAACAGCTATGAAATATGCTGGTGAAGGTGGATCAGTTGTTGTAATGCCTAGAACAAGTGGGTTTTCAAGTTTTAAAAATCCACTAGGATCAAATGTGATGAGAGGTTTCGATCCATCTAAAGGTATCGAACAACTGGTAAGAACATCTGATAGTGTTACAAGTGCAGCGGCAGGAACCACTAGAGTGATGAATATGAATAATCCTGCATTGCAGAAAATGGCAATGCAAGGACTTAGATCTGGAGCGCCACTTGCGAGAAGGTTGGGTAGGTTCATTCCCTTTGCTGGTGCTGGTCTTGCTGTCGCTGATGTCGCTGATAGGACTGCAAGGGGCGATAATCTTGGTGCTGCATTAGGTGGCATATCAGCGATTCCCGGTCCAGTTGGCATGGTTGGAGCAGGGGCTCAGATGATTTATGATGCATTTAGACATAAAGGTGGACCTATACGAGGCAGATCTGGTGCAAAGAGAGCGATAATGGCTAGACAAACACCATCTGTTGTCATTCCAGAACCACCGATGAGAAGAACGCCACAAGTTGTGATGATGGATGGAGGCACAGAAATGATTGGAGCAGAACCATCAGCAAGACCATCAATACCAACACTGCCCAACATTCCCATCTGTCCTCAGAGTGCGAACAAAGCAGACGTATGTGGGTATACGAGGATTAGATAATGATTAATACTCAAAAGTTTCTTAAATCAGAAAACTCTGGATCTTTCTTTGAGAGAGCGAACAGAAAGTTGATATCAGTCAACAGTATGTTGAGAGGATCCTTGACGCAAAGAAAGGCAAGACAAAGAATTAAGAAGAAACAAGAGGAGAGAAGAAAGAGAGAAGAGGAAGAAACTAGACTGGAAGATACAAAGTCTCAAAAAAATCCTAATAATATATTGAAGTCACTTCCTCGTGGACCAAGAGATTTTATTTCATCATTTAAAGAAGCGATCGGTAAGATTCTCTTTGCGTTTTTCTCTATCAAACTTTTGAAGGCATTGCCTCTTCTAAAAAATATTCTTCCCATGGTATTTGGAGCGGTTGACTTTGTTTCTGGTCTAGGTGTTGGGTTGATAAATGGACTGGCAACGTTTATTGACTTTGGTTACAAAGCCTATGACTCCACAAATGATTTTTTAAAGAAAGTTGGTGGTGATGGTTTTGCTGCAGGGTTTGAAAAGTTTATGGGAGCAGTTTCAACTCTCATAGACATTTTATTACTCGCAACTGTTGTGAGAGGAATGGGTGATTTTGGTCCTGGAAAACCAAAGAAACCAAAAGCAAGAAGACTCAGGTTCCTAGACTTTAGGAAAAAAGGAAGTGGTGTAGCTCCACCAGCGAAACCAAAGCCTAAACCAACCACTCCTAAACCACCACCACCTGCTAGAGCTAGAATACCCAGACTTATACCTAAACCTGCTCCTAAACCGGCATTTGTTGCTTCGCTGGTTCCCAGGAGAGTAGTTAAACCTGCTGTCAAACCTGCGGTTAAACCTGCACCTGTGCCGGAACCTGCTAAGAAGGTGATTAAAAAAACGTCGCCGCAAAGAAGTTTGGTGACTGCAGGCGGCGGGGTAGCAGATGATGCACCCACAAAACCCCCTAAAACCACTCCATCTAAAACAAAACCAATTAAAACCTTACCCCCAACACCAGGTAGTGGAATCAAAACTGGTATAAAAATTACTGATGAGGTCAAGGATCAGTTCATGAATAATCTTAATGAACTTCTAAAGGCCGAGGGGAAAGAGAAACCCTTCAGAAAGAGAATGGGGATGCCACCTAAAATGCCAACTTCTCTACAGTCATTGGGCGAAATCACAGCTACACAAATACAAAAAAATATTAAAAAAACAAAATATTTTACTAATACTGACTTATTGTCTATCGTTAATAATCTTGATCTTGACTTCATTCAGAGGAAATCTGCATTTGAAATACTCAAAAAAAGGAATGTAGCATATAAAGTACAAAACATTCCAAATGCCACGGATTATTTTCAAAGTCCTTCAACTAGAAAGAATCTAGCGAGATTACAAGGACAAAAATTTATTGCCCCTGATATTCCTAAACGACCCATAGTTAAACCAGACCCTATCACCAAACCGCCATCTCTTACTTCGGCACTTAAAAAGATAACTCCAGCTGGTCTTGCTAAAGGTGCTGGAACTTTTGGCGCTAGCATCGCGATAGAACTTGCACTCCAGTCATTGATAGACATGGGGATGGATGGTATTAACAAAAATAGATTGCAGAGAAAAATAGAAAATCTTCTTAAAAAGTCTCCTGAAGATTTGAAAGAATACATATCTAAACTCATAGAAAAAACTGAAAGAGAACTCAAATATCAGAAGGGATCATTGGCATTATTTGATAAAATAGTAGCTATGGGTGGTGATACCGTTAGTGATATTAAACTTAGAGAAAATCTTGCTACTTTATATGGACTTGCAGCAGCAGGTGTTGAGTTTGAGGATTTTGATATTTCAGACTTCCTTCTTCAAGAGAAAAGATTTACTGATGTCACTGGTTTAAAACCCATACAAATCGACAAAAGAGAAACTGAACAACTGAGTGCCACTCAGAAACGTCGCATGTCACGTAGAAGCACTGGTACAAGAAAGACTGATGAACCACAGGGATCAACTCTTTCAGGTGATCTGAAGGCAGAGATTCGATCTGCTGAGTCTGGAAATGATTACGGTGCCACTTTCAGAAAATATCTTGGTGGATTCTCTAGGGCGAATGAAGACATCACTAAGATGTCAATCAATCAGGTGGTCCAATATCAAAGAGATTATCTTAACCATCAAAGAAAACTGGGAATACCGATTACACAGAGAAGTGCTGCGGTTGGTGCATATCAAATGCTAGAACCAGATACTGCTGCTAAGGCACTTGGTGTTCCACTGTCTAGAAAGTTTGACCAAGAAACTCAAGATTTACTTGCCAACTACTATCTAAACGCTGCTGGTAGAAAAGAATTTGAAACTGGAAAAATCAGTGCAGAGGAGTATAATAACAGACTAGCAGGACAGTTCGCATCACTTAGGACAACATCTGGTAGGGGTCGATATGACGATGATGGACTCAACAAAGCTTACAAAGATATTTTACCTCTGCTAAAAAATAAACAAAATGATAGGTCACAATCCCTCAAAACCAGTGCTTCATACGATGATCAAGCATCAAATGTGATAGTGGTAAATAAAAAACAAGTGCTTGCAAACATGAATAATAGTGGTGGTGGAGATGGTAATGTCATAGTTAGCACTAATTCTGGATCTGATCGCAGTAGAAGTCGTCTATACATGCTTGCGTAAATAGAAAGAGAGATTGAATCATGACACAATCAAAAGTTACAATCACTGAATCTTTACCAGGATCTGTAGAATCCTTGACAGTCATTTCCAATGGCGAGTCAGGAGCTTCTGTTAATCTTGCTGGAAAGGGATTGACTTTGTTCATGTATCATGAAAGTATTCTCAGCGATACTATACAGGGAACCATTGAGTACATTGATACTGGTTCCACTTATGTAACCTCTGACGAAAAAAATGTTAGAGAGAGTTTGCCGATTGTTGGAACTGAAAAGGTTGAAATAAAGTTCACAGATAACAGTGATGTGACGATCGGAAAACTTGATATGTATGTCAATAAAGTCACTCCGATAGGAAATGATGCAAGAAAAGCTGTTGTAAGACTTGATCTTGTTTCGAGAGAGTACTTATTGAATGAGAAGATTCGTCTTAGAAATAGATTTGATGGAAGGATATCTGATCACATCAATAAGATTTTGACTGAAAAAATACCTAACGGGTTAGAAACACAAAAAAATGTTGACATAGAAGAGACACAAAATAATCTTAACTTTATATCAAATAATAAGAAGTCATTCTATACCTTAAACTGGTTGTCAAAGAAAGCAGTTTCTGCACAAAACCAGGACAAAGGATCAAGTGCAGGATATTTTTTCTACGAAACATCAGAGGGATTTTTCTTTAAATCTATTGATGGACTTCTTTCTCAAGAACCAAAGAAAAAAATCATTTACAATGAAGTGCCTGATGAAGAAGGGAAAATCATTAATAAACTTAAGCAGTATGATTATAAGGCATTGTCATATTCAAGAAATGATTTGATAAACGCTCAAGATAAACTTCAGATTGGAACATTTGCTACAAGATTGGTTACCTTTGATCCATTTAATGCAAAATATATTGTCTACACACCAAACGCTGAAGAAAATGAGAGTGGCGATAAATTGAAACTAGGTGGAGAGAATCTTCCTAAACTCAATGATGAGTTTAATATTGCTGGCAATGAGAAAAACTTTTCAAGAACCACCTATGTTATTTTAGATAAAGGATCTTTGCCATCTGGCAATACACAGCAGCAGATTGAAAAAGCAGAAGAAGAAAACTTTGATAATAGAAACATTCTTAATCAATCGATTATGAGATATAATCAGTTTCTAAGTTACTCTTCATCTATAACAATACCTGGTGATTTTGATTTACATGCTGGTGATGCCATCACTCTTGATGTTCCTTTGATTGAGGTTGACAAAACGAATAAGAAGAGTAATATGGATTCGGGTCTATATATTATAACCGATTTGACTCATTACATGACTGGTGAGACTCTTCTTACTAGGCTTGAACTGGTACGAGATTCTATTGGTATTAAGAGGAACTAAAATGGAAAGTATAGAAAAGCATATTGAGGAGGATAAAAAGATCCTTCAAGATCCCACAACAAATCCACAAATGCGTCGTCACATTGAAGGCGAACTGCATGAGCTAGAAGAATACGTAGAGCATCATAAGAAAGAAATCGAAGCTGGAGACCATCATGATCCCAGTTACTTGGAACTTTTCTGTGATCAGAATCCATCTGAACCAGAATGCTTAATTTATGACGATTGATGGAGTCATCTTCGATTTTTAATCCAGGGTTTCTTGGGTCAAGTTTTGATTGGTGGATCGGTCAGATTTCTGACGATTCATTCTGGAGAGATAATATTAGCCCCACTAAGTATGATAGTCCTGGTGGTCCCTTAGGATGGGGATACAGATACAAAGTTAGAATCATTGGTCTTCACGATCGTGATGAGGAAAGCATTCCCTCTGATCAGTTACCATGGGCAAATGTAATTTACCCTGTAACAGCTGGTGGTGGTCAGGCAGCCGCTTTTCAAACCCCTAATATTAGACAGGGTAACTTTGTATTTGGATTTTTCCTGGACGGAACTGACATGCAAGTTCCCGTTATCATGGGAGTGCTTGGAAATAATACAAAAACAGTTCTTCAGAAGGCAACGAAAAATCTTAATGGCAAGAGTGGACATGGTAAGAGAGAAATAGCACTTCTTCTAAATGATGATTCACCAGACCGAGATAAAAAGGTAGTTCAGGAAGGCAACCCTGAAGGTGAAGGTTGTGACTCAGTGCATATGTGCAATGCTGGTGATTTGATCCGCCAGGAACAAATATGTAAAAAAATACCACTCAAAACACCTGAGAACCAGGTTCAGTCCTCCATTAAGAATATGAAGACTGAGATTGAGAATTTGACTGGTAAGATTAGCAAATATATGAACTCGATTACGAGTTACGCTGACGCAGTATCTTTCCGCTCACAAAATCCACAGATTCTTATTAAAGATGCATCTAAGGTATTGGCAAAGTACACTAAACCTGTGATGGATCAGATGATGGAGCACTCACAGAAAGTTCTTAACAAAAATCTAACTGATGTAGTATCTGCACTTCCCTCTAGTGAAAGATATCTCTTTGCAGAAATGAAAGAAGAGATGAATGAGATGGCACTTTGTAGCTACAATGGAATCACTAACAATCTTTCAAATAAACTTGAAGGATTACTTCTTGAAGCACTAGATATTGACAATCTGATCGCACAAGCAAGAGGTAATGCAGCTGACGGAAAACAAAATGCATTCGGTGATGGTAATCGTCCGACAGTCCCTGAGGTTCCAACCTGTAGTGCGGAGGATCTCATGGCAAGTGTTATTGTTACGAATATGGGAGAGATACAGGAAAATAATGATACGATGCTACAAGGTGTCAATGAGTTCCTAAACGATATATCGGATAAAGTATCCGGTGTTTTGGGTATTGCTGATCAAGTCAGTAAAGGTCTTGGTATTTTGGGGGCACTTACTCAGTTACCAAATATCAATACAAGTATGGCAGCTGCTATGCTATTCAACAACTTAAGTGTTGATGTATTTGGTTGTGAGCTTAAACCAAATGAAGCAGTCTCTGACGAATATACGTTCTGTGGTGGTGGAACTAGTCAACCAGACCCAGATATTACAGATGCTCAGTCTCAAGGTGCTGCAGTTGATAATGCATCACCCGTCACTAATGAAACAGAAGGGGATAAACCATATGGTGTTCCAGATGGAAACACTGCAGATGTAATTAATAAACCTCAGGTTGGTGACAAAGCAACTGGTGAAGACTTACAAATACTTGAGGAAGAAAGAAGGTTTGCAGAACAACAAGAAGCTAGGGATGCTCGAATCTTACAACAAGGGGGACAAATAAATCTTGATGATGGTAGTACATTTGGATTTGATATTGCATGATAAATATGAATATAAAAGTGCTTAGAAGTCATTCATAAATGTCAAAGCCATTGATCAGAGCAGATCAACTTAACGCATCTGTGTCTGGAACATCTAGTTTTAATATTTTTGAACCAGCAGATGATGATCTGATTCGTGTTGGTTATATTTCAACGACACGAGGATATATAAAAGGCATTGATAAGTGCGAAGCAAATCGTATTGCAAAAAAAGATCCTGGCACTCAGTTCATTCTCCAGACAAGAGACTATGTAAAATACCTCAATATTAACGAGGTAAATGCACTTACTATTGCTGATTTACAACCACAGGAACAGTGTTCAGGTATTGACATGGCATCAACGGGAGTTGGAGCTCCTGCCATTAATTTGTCTGGCGGTGGCGGAGTAGGTGCGAGAGCAATCCCTGTTGTCGGTAACGATGGTAAGATCTTAAGTGCTATCGTAACACATGGTGGGTTTGGATATAAGTATCCACCTAAAGTTACATTTTCCGATAGACTAGGTATTGGTGCCGGTGTTGTAGCACAGGCTTTTACCGGTGAAATAAACAATGGAACATTTGTTTATGATAGAGAATCTGACTTTGAAGAGTATGAAATTTGTGATCCTGGTGCAAATATAAACTCACCAGTCTTTAATATCAAAGGAGAGGAAGTTAATAAGTTTGATGTTAAGTCATACTTTAGTAAAGATAAGGATCCCAGTAAACAAATAATCCTTGACTATCAAAGAAAACTGAGAGAGGCGGAGAGAAAACCTTTCTGGTCTACGAGGTTGAATCCTCCACTCAGAGTTATAGGTGATGGGAGAGAGGATAGAACAAAGTATGATGTTGTTCACTTTGCATGGGGCGGTGAACAAGTTGCAGTGCCTTCTAGTAATCCAAAAAACTTTGAAGACGTACAGTTTAAGATCTTTACTTCAGGTGGTCATGATAGAGGCATGGCATTTAGATTTGCCTCTGAAGATGGATCGCACAAGTTTACTATTAAGGCAGATGATTTCAAAGAAAATAGAGAAATCGTTATCACTAAAGGTATCAAAAGAAATACGAAGTATTTTGTTACTTCAACTGGAAGATACAAAGGTGCTGGTGTTGAGCAAGGTCTTGTTAATAAGATTGGTAAAAAACCGAAAGAGATAAAAACGAATGGTCCTAATAAAGAAGCAACTGGAGATACAATCTTTTGTGACTTCGCAAAGTCTGCAAATGATAATGATGACCTTCAGGTAAAATGCACGCAGGGGACATTTACTGCTAGCAATAGGGACAAAATAAGAGGTCACGATACGTATCAACTTGTGTATTTCCTTGGTAATGACAAGGATTTCAAACCTGAGAGACAAAAAACGGTGATTCATGATAGTTTCATGAATCGTTACGCTATCTCTCCTGTACCTCCATCTAATGTTCCCGGTAGTGATTTTGCAGGAATACAATATACTTTTGAGTGGGAACAAAACTTTCCTTATGATGGCGAGTATAAGTTTAATGCCATGGCTGATAATATCAGTCAGGTGTATATCGACAATGAGTTGGTTTTAGAGACAAAAAGATTCAAGGGTGGACCAGACAAGTTTAAAATGTTTGTCCGTCAAGGAACTCACACGATAAGAGTTGACCTGTTTAATGTTCCTCAGGAAAGAGAGATTACTATCACTGAGGCGGTTGAAACTCAGGCAGCTAGTAATGAGGTTGCTGTCATTTATAAAGGCATGTCAAAAGGCGCTGGATTAAAGACAAAATCTAATGTTGAAGTTCTTATTGATGATGATATTAAACCAAGTTTTGATGAGAATGCATCATTCCGTATTCTAAGTTCAACAAATAATGCTAGATTTTCACCGGATGGTAAAAAGATAATATATGATGGCAGTGGATCCATCACAATCAGATACAAGTATGATGATAGTCCGAGCATATCTGGTTTAGCTGTCACTGATATCGAGGTTGGTGATACCACATGGAAAAGAGAATTTACTACTTTTGCACTTGGTAGAGGAGGAAGTGGTGAGAGGAGAAAACGTTATAAAACAAAAGGAAGAGTAACAGAGACTGTCAATGTCAAGGGAGTTGATGCTCCCCCACCAGTTAGTGGTGATATTCAAAAAGTTACTGTTTTTGATACTCTCTCATCAATCAATAAAGCAGATAGAAAACTTTATAGGATAAGTCCAGAGGCAGGAAAGGATGCTGCTTTT